GATCACCGGGCCTACAAGCTCACCTTTGAGTGGCTTGGGTGGTGTCCTGGGTGAATCAATATACAAGCTGTCACCGTCGATCAGCAAGCGCCGAACCATCCATGTGTCACCGTCATTGACAAAGACCGCATCGCCTGATTCGTAGGCAACCCCTGCTCCAATGATGACCTGCACACCCTTGGAAAGCATCGGCTCCATCACATCATCATCAATGGTCACTGAGAAAGCGTGAACCGACTCAAGACCCTTGGGAACCGTGAACATCTCTACACGACTTGGCTCACGTTTCCCCGACAAAAACTCTCTATACATCCCTGCTTCATCCTTTTTTAAATACGGAATGAAAATCACCGTATCACTGTAAAGATTAACAGTGTTCTGCAAGGTCTGATGTGAGTTTTTTGTCATCTCACCGTCGTTCCTGGCTAACCAATCAGGGGTGACGCTCAAAAAGCTAGCAGCCTTTGAAGTGTTTTCGGCGCTGAAAGAGCCTTTGCCAGTTTTTAGGATTTTCGACACAGCCTGATAGCTGACCTCTAGCTCTCGGGCCAGTTGCGAGATTGACACGCCAGCGTGGCTCATAGCGTGTTGTAAGCGTTGGGCAAAGGTTTCCATAGCCGAACCCTACCAAAGTTCAAAAAACATTAGTTCAACTGCCTTGCTGTTGCATTGAACTATGGTTAAACTATCGGCATGAACAAACATCAAGCCATTGAACTCCTGGGGGGCACGGTCAGCGCGGCGGCTGATGCCATAGGGGTCGAGTACCAAGCCATTGCCAAGTGGCCTGACTTGCTTCCTCCCCGTTTGCAAGACCGTGTGATTGCTGCCTTGGTTCGTCAGGGCAAGGCAGTCCCTGAGTGGGTTGCAAAGCCAGTCAAAGAGGCTGCGTGAATGAGCGCCGACAAAACCGAATTGCGCGGGCTTGTCCCTACTGACCTCGCCGCAGCCTTGGACGCTATCGCCATGTCCAAAGGCATGAACCGCAACGACTACGTCAATCAGGTTCTGGATGCGGAGGTGAAGAAGGTTTGCCATGCATCCAGTGTCATTCACCGGGTGCTGCGTGGCAATCCATACCTCACGGAGTGTGAGGGAGTGCCCCGCGAACCAGTCTCCCGTTTTCATGGGTGAAGTCTGCTACCCCGAGTGCAGACAAAAGAAAACCCCGCTGTCATCGGCACTGCAATGCCTAGGCGGGGTTAACACAAACGAGGTGAATTTTGGCACAGATCGCTAACAACTGCAACGAGGCATACGGGTTTTTAGTCTCGTTTGCCAGCAAGACAGGCGAACCGTTTTCCCCTGAAGAAGTGATTCAAGCGGCAGAAGTCGCGGGCATTGCTTTTCAGGAAAAGAGGGCATGGGGGAGCGTGTTCCTCAATGCATACAAGGACGGTTTTATTCAACGCGCTGGCCTGTTCTCCAGAAGGTCAAGCAATGGGTCTGTTCGGCCAGGATGGGTACGCGCATGAGCATCAAATTACAACCAAGCTACGAAACAGAGACTTTTGTCTCTGATGTTGGCTACTACGTCATCAAGCAATTGAGCGAGTACGGCGATGAATCAATCGTATTGATATCAATGAGCCAGTTGCCTGAGTTGATCGCTGACATGCAGCGAACCATTTCTTCGAATGTTGTTGTGGTGCACGAAAACCCAAAGGATCAGTAATGCACTACTACCAACACAACATTGGCGACTACGCCAGAGACACAGGGCACCTGACGGTTTTGGAGCATGGCATTTATCGCCTGTTGCTTGATTGGTGCTATCTGAATGAAAAGCCAATCACAACCGAACAAGCTGTTCGGGTTAGTCGTGGCAACCCAGTGGAAACCCAGTCGGTTCTTTCTGAGTTCTTTTCGCAGGAATCAGAGGGTTGGACACACAAAAGGGTGGTCATTGAGATACAGGCTTACCACGCGAAAGCAGAGAAAAACCGTCAGAACGGGGCCAAAGGTGGTCGTCCAAAACCCACAAATAACCCAGCGGGTTCCCAAACGGATGCCAAACATAACCTTAACCATAAACCATTAACCAATATAAATACCCCCATACCCCCAGCGAAAACGCCGGGGGCAGCGGCAGCGGTATCGCTTCAGACATGGTTGGCAACGATCAAGGCAATGGGCGAACAACCTATGCCCGAGACAGATCCAGTTTTTGACTATGCCGAACAAGCAGGTATCCCGATGGAATACATGCGCTTGTGCTGGGTGGAGTTCAAACAGCGTTACTCCGCACCTGGGGCAAAGAAATACAAGGATTGGAGAAGCGTCTACCGCAAAGCAGTTCGTGGCAACTGGTTCAAGTTGTGGCGCTTGTCTAACGATTCGTATGTCCTGACCACTGAGGGACAACAAGCCCTGCGTGTGGCTGAAGCTAAGGCGGTGGCGGCATGAACTTCATTCCCGATTCCATCGACTTTTCCCGGTACATGGAAATCTCCGATGGGCTGGCTGAGGCCAATCGCACCGGAACGCTTCGCAGTGAGTTGGCAGAGGGTGCGGTGATATCCATCCTGATGGCACACCCCGATGCTTACGACTCGGTGGCCGAAAGTCTCCAGCCAGCTTTGTTCACCGATGCCAATTTGAGGGCTTTATTCGCGGTTGTGAGGCGCGAAATCGCGGCGGCAAGGCATCCAGACCTCGTGACCATCACAGAGGCTCTGAAGGGACGGATGACGATTCAGGAAATCCACACGATTGCGTCATCCCATGACCACAGCGCAAGGGGCATCAAGGGCATGGTGGACTTGCTGGTGGAGCGCCACAAGTCCCGCGAGTTGCACAGGATTGCCGCGAAGTTGTCAGAGGCTGCATTCGACACTGACAAACCTGCACAAGAACGCATTGATGCGGCATTGGCAGACCTCCAGAAGCTGGAAGAAGTTTCTAGCTCTGACGATTGGGTGGACTCGGAAGAAGCTGCACTCTCCCACATGGAGATTCTTGAGCAACGGGAAAACGGCACCGTTCGCGGGATCACTACCGGGCTGATCGACTTTGACGAAATGCTTGATGGCGGGATGCAGCGGGGCAACCTCGTTGTGATCGGTGCGCGTCCATCGATGGGTAAGACAGCCCTCGGCATGACGGTGGGACTCCATGCGGCTCAGGGCAACTCTGTGGCGATGTTCAGCATGGAAATGCCACACAGCGACCTCCGAGACCGCCAGTTAGCGATTCTGGGTCGTATCCCATTGAGCCACTTGAAGCGACCCAAGCTGCATGGGTTGGATTACGGGCGTGTAGTTGAAGCGGTGGAGCGATCCAAAGCACTGCGGTTCTTCGCCACCGACAAGTCCGGTCAAAACATTCTGCAAGTTCGCAGCAAAGCCAGAACCATCAAGCGCAAACGGGGCTTGGACGTTTTGGTGGTGGATTACATCGGCCTGATGGCGGGTCTGAACCCGAAAGATTCTCGGGCGTACCAGATTGAGGAAATCAGTCGTGGCTTGAAAGCACTTGCCAAGGAATTGGACATTGTGGTGATCTGCCTTGCCCAAGTGAATCGTGGCGCAATGGATCGGGCTAACTCAACCCCTGGATTACATGACCTCCGCGATTCAGGCGCGATTGAGCAAGACGCAGATGTGGTTGCGTTCATTCATCGGCCAATCGTTGCCAATCCAAACGCTGGCGACAAATTCCAGAACTATGCACTTGTCCGGGTTGCGAAAAACCGTCAAGGCCGCACAGGTGACATTCATTGTTTCTATCACGGTGAATGCACACGGTTCGATTCATGGGCGGGTGAGATTCCATCTGCCAATTCAACACAAACAGTCAAACGGGGGTTTAGCCATGACGAGCAATTCTGAAATGTGGGTTTTGGAATGGAGCCAGAGGGCAAACGTCTTTCACATTCAACCCATTGAAAAGACATTGAGTTTCAACCGCAAGTTGTACGCGAACGACAAAGAAACGGTGAACGATTACCGCATTTTGTTTGTCGGGACTCACGACGATTGCGACAAAGCAGCGGAAGCATCAAGGGCAACGATCCGCGAACGTGAAAGCAAACGAATTGAACAGCAGCGATGAATTTCAACGAATCGCAACCCACTACACAGACCTTGCCCAGCAGCCTGGATGGTGGGACTACTGCCGCCACAGGGTTTCAGAGTTGGAACAAGACCAATCCGGTCTCTACGTCGGGCTCAGGACAGAAATCCGCAAAAGGCTTGAAGCAAAGAAAGTGCAAGCACTGCAAAAACCTGTTCACACCGGATAGACCTCTGAAAGTCGTTTGCAGCCCTGACTGTGCCGTGAGCCTGTCCGAGAAGAAAAGAACGCTAAAACAGGCCAAAGAACGCCGGGAAACGGCAAAGGCTGACCGGGCCAAACGTGAGAAGTTGAAAAGCCGTGCCGATTGGGCAAGGGAAGCACAGGCAGAAGTGAATCGTTATGTGCGACTTAGGGATATGCATCTTGGCTGTGTCAGTTGCGATAAGCCATCTTCTTGGGATGGTCAGTGGCATGCATCGCACTTCCGCAGCGTGGGTGCAGCTTCAGCGGTTCGTTTCAACCTTTGGAATATCCATAAAAGTTGTTCTATCTGCAACAACTGGAAAAGCGGGAATCTTATCGAATATGAGCCACGGCTAAGAGAAAAGATTGGCTTAGACAAAGTAGATTGGCTCAGAACTCAAAACCAAAAAGTTAATTACTCAATCGAATATTTGAAAAGGTTAAAAAATGTATTTGCAAGAAAATCAAAACGACTTGAAAGAAGAATGGAAAGACATACCGGGCTATGAAGGTCTTTATAG